TTCGACTGACATCGAGTTCGGGGTGTTGGCGATACTCCGCGATGTCACGATCACGCTAGATGCCCCGTTCGCCTTCCTCGCGATTCCTGAAGGCCCGTCGCTGCCATCTCCGAACTCGTAACTCGGCCATCCGCCATTGAGTTGCTCGGTGCTGTTCGACCAGGCCGGTAGCTCGGGACTTTCCAGGGCGATTGTGTTCTCGATCTTCGCCTGCAACACCCCACCCGCACCGTACGTCAGATACATCCGTGAGCAGTTGCGAACTCCTCGGACCACGTCGCCCGCGCTACGTCTGTTCTGTAGAAGCAAATTGCATTGGAACCTCGGCAAGGTAATCGCATTCCCGTTGATGTCGCTCGCTGCGATCGGCTCGTCGCAGTACGCCGCTGCGGCGGCGAAACTGGTGAGGTCGATCTCCGTCTCCGACCATCCGGCTCGGCGCAAAACATCCAGCAGGATCCAGGCCGGATTGCTGGAGAATTGATCGCTAATGTAGGTCCCGTCTGCCGCATAAACGGGCACCAAAAGTCCTTGTACTAAAACCTCTACATCGGGAAGTGATGTCCCATTATTCAGTTGATTGGGAACGACTACGGAGAGATACGCCATGCTGCCGTACGGATCTCCGGCCGGCGCCCCCGTCGAGTCTGTGAAGTTCGGGTCTAACATGCCATCCCGTGTGCCCAAACTTTCCACGTTATACCAGCCCGTGCCGGTCATGTTCGTCCCGCTCACCCCGACCGCTATCTGTACGTCGTTCACCAGAACTGTCAGCACGCCCAGGATTGGTCCGATACCCAGCAGCACTTCCATCCTGGTGAGATTGCCGTCATTCCGCGCGAACGTAACAATCGGCTGTTGCCAGACAGTCCCATAAAGCATCGGCACGAAATCGTTGTAGAGCGCCTGGTTAGTGGAGACAGCCGAGGTCGACCACCCCTTGCCATAGCTCCGCACACGAATCGCGGGCGGGATGAACTCGAGCCCTCCGAAGCGCGTAAACATGCCCCGCGCTTGGCAATCGCTGCGCGTGTAACCGCAACTGGTGTAGGGAACTGTTCCGTTCAGATTTCCCATTCCTCCCGGAAGTCCCGCCGAATAGCCGCACCGGTAGTAGAGTGAGTATTTTCCGTTGCTCCCGCCATCTACAGCTTCTGCCTGCTGCGCCGCTGTCGCCGGAAACTGCCAGGGGCACCGCCGCTCGATCTGCACTTCCGGGAGAAAAACCCTTTGCAAACTCATGCGATTGAGCGCCGTCAGTCGGAATGTCGATTCGTCGCTCCTGTCAGGGGGATTGCAGATGCCCTGAAACACCACGGAGATGTCGGTGAGGGCGGCATTGTTCGGCAGATCGTAAAACAATACCCCGGCCGTCAGCTTCGCGCCCTTCCAGCCTACCGACCGCTCGATTTCTGAAAAGTGCGAGTCGGCATTGGCAAGGAGAATCGAAAGTTGGGGACTGCCGTCGATGCCCTGATCGGATGCCGTCTGAATATCGAACGCGCTATGTTGGATCACTCGCGCGGCGTAGGTAGTACCGCCGGCCGTGATTCTGTGCGTGCACCAGGACTCCGTCTGCCCGTTCGAAAGCACGCAGTTGAAGACGATTAACGGCGTGTCGGTGACACTCTGCTCCTTAAGATCAGAGATTGTTTGCATAGAATATGTTGACTGTCGCCGAATGCCGGTTTACGTCCGTTGAGGTGAACGTCAGTGTGTCGTCGCGGAACCGCGCGTTCTCATAGCAGCCGCCCGTGGTACTCGGTTTGTAAATCGACGGACAATCCTGCGGCTCGACCTGCATCCCGTAGATGGCAACATTCGCACCGGTCCCGACGTCGACTCCGAACGTCATCGAGGATGCGGTTGGGTCGCCGGTTCCCGTACATGCGATTCGTTGCCAGTCGGTCCCGAGAGTTTGGTCGTACCGGTTGTTCCCGATCAGCAGTGTGAGCGTTCCGGCGCTATCGGCTCTTGCATAAACGCTGAGGCAGTATAGATAACCCCCGGGGGCTGTCAGGGTCTGCGTCAAAGCTTGGGGTGCTGCTCCCGGGTTCGTTACTTGCCACGCATTCGTTCCACCCGTTGGATCTTGAGATCCTCCCGCCAGAACCAGTAACGGTGCGGCGTTCCAGACGGCATTGCTCAAGTCGTCACTCCATGCCAGTAAATTGGCCGCCGGATCGACAAACGTGAAGCTATTCAGCGACCCTTCAGCTGCCGTAAAGAACGCCAGCAGCGCCGCGAGTTCTGCGTCGCTCAGCCCCGCATACTTCAGTTGCCACTCCACCGTGCCGGCTCCCGCATCGGCCAGCTTGATCACCGTCCCGTCTGCTGCCGTATTGACGATCGTTCGCGCCTGCCGCCGCCGCTGAAGCGGGAACTGAGCCAAAGCCCCGCTTGCGAGCTGAGGATAGACAAGCATCGTTAGGCCCGGTTCTCCACGATTGTCAATGAGATCTTGGTGCGCATTTCAGCCACGCATCGTAAAGCCAAATCGTCGCTCTTGAGGCTGCAGTTCTGGTATTGTGTCCCGTCCCACGGATCGATGAACTCGAAGCTGCCCAGCCGGCCCTCGTTGTCTTCGAAGAACTGCTCAAACGCCGCCATCTCCCCCTCGTCCAACTCGCTCAATCGGATGGTCCATTGATGCAGCGGCGACGCTGCATCCCGATACCGCTGCTCCGTGCCGTCGAGAAATCGCACCGTCTGGTTCTGGAACCGAAGCGACTTACTCGCCGGATACTGCGCCACCGCGCCTGTTTTAAGTTTGGGAAAGCTTGCCATCTTGTCACCGCTCGCGTCTTCGGCATACCAGTTCCGCCGCGAGTTCTTTCTCCAGAAGCAGAAATGCCTCCACCTGCCGCGCGCTCAATTCCTCAGAGCACACACGCAGCCGTTTCCACGTCAGGTACTCATCCAACAATGCCCGGCTCTCGGCCGTAATGTACGGCTTGGGGCATTGATCGAGACCGATGTTCCTGCGCCCCCACACTACCCGTCCCGTCGCTTCCCGCTTGGCAAGCCACCCACACCGGCGCCGTCGTTCCAGGCCGGATTTCCGGCAAGTGCCGCACTCCCAACCGGCCTGGTTCGAGAATTCGAAATGGAAGGCGACAATTAGTTTTTTCGTTCGTCTCCGCTTAATCCTGTTTGCGACCGAACGAGCTCCAAAGCTTCACGATACAGATCCTCCGGTCCCGACTCCGCCAGCGACTCCGGGGTGGCCTCCAGGCCGTCCAGTTCCAGCCCCGAAATCGCTACCAGACCCCACTTCACGTAGAGGCGATCGATCTCCATTCGAAGCATCGCGGCCTCCATCTGTTCTCCCGGAGCTTTTCCCGCCTCGAGGAATTCAACCTTGCCCGCCAGTTCCCGCACCTGCCGCATCAGCTCGGCGCGTCTGCCGAACGACATCTTGGCTATCGTGAACTGGACTCCGATGGCAATCCGCGACGCCACCGTCGCCACACTCTCGTAAATCATTCGTACATTTCCCTCCGCGCCCCGCCGTCTCTGGATGTTCCAATTCCCTGAAGGTCGGGCTCTCCGAGGATGGTATCTTTGGCTGGCCTTCTTCGGTAATCACCTCCTGGCTGAAAGCCGCCGGCGGTGCCCCGGCTTCGGCGCGCTCCCGCACTTTTGTGCCATCGAACAGGTTTTCCGAATATCGCGAGAAAACGCCTTTGCCCGCTGTATTGCCCGGGTGCCGAAGCCAGATCGTCATCCGAAAGCGACCGCAATCTCGTTGTTCACGGTCCCCTGCGCCCGCGACGCCCGAAATCTCCACTGCAATCGGTTCTTACTGTCGTCGAATTCCGGCACAACGGGAATCACGCTCGGTAAGTACACACCCACTAACTGCCCCTCCGATTCTCCCAGCTGAAACATCACGCTGATCGGTGATTGCTGCCGCGCTGCCTGATACAGCGCCTCCGAATTCGGATCGTTTTGGCTGTAGAGTTCGAATGCGGCTGTCACCGTCCTGCTGCCCGGCGAAATTGCCTGCGGCAGGCTCGAACCGAACTCCTGAAAGCGCGTGTCCAGGCCGTTCTTGAGCACCACCGACGCCGACGTGATCGTGAAGAATTGCGTCGGTGACGTACCGAGCCACGCTTCTCCAAGATTGCCGGGCACAATTGTGTAGTCGAACACGCCAACCGCCGGTTCCGCGGGAAAACTCTGTAGCTGTGCCGCTCCCCCCGCCACATTTCCCAGGCTCACACTGTCTATTACATCCTGCGCTTGTCCGCTGAACCGGAATTCGTGATAATCGCCGTTGAGATCGATCTCCATTTGGTCCACGGCGCCGCCGCAGAGCAGCCTCTGGACCGCTGTCGCAGGATCCCAATAATCGAAGATCCCCACGCTGGGCAATTCCGTCGCCGGTGCGTATGTGAGGGCAGCGCCCACCGCCGCTCCTGGTGCTGGTGGAGCCGTGAAGGGCACATTTAACTGCACCGTTTCTGCATCCACGATCGCCGCCACGAATCGTATTTCCCCGCTGCTGCTTACAGCCTGCCCAGTTGACAGCCCGTGCGGCGCTGCAAACCCCAATCGGCCGTTTCCCGTCGTGCTGACGGCTGTTCCTCCGGCGAAATACGCCGGTGTGCCGCCCAGTGCTGCCTGGAACAGTGGACCGTAGCTCGGGTTCGCCGTTCCCTGCGTCCAGTTCGTCAGCAGCGTCCGCAGTTCAAAGCTGGTTTGCCGGCGTCCGCCGGCTGGAACGCCGGTAAACGTCCGGCTTCCGGTCTTATCTTTGCGATCCGTCACCTCCAGTTGCTGCCGCACCATCAGCTTCAATGCCGGAATGCGGTTCGCTGCCGTTATCGCCGGTACCTGTCCGTACGCGCTTTCCAGCGCCGTGTAGAACCGGTTCGCATTAGAGGAAATATACGAGGCCATATTAGCTTCTGCTTACTCCAATCTCGAAGGTGATTTTCGCTATTTGCTGGAAATTCTTCCCGCCGTGCTTCAGGGCCCCGAAAGCCACTTGGTACTCGCCGCTGTAGAATAGGCCGTTTCCCCAATCGCCCCGGTTTGCATTCAGCACTTGCATAACTGCGTCGGCATAGCTTTCTACCGCATCCTGCAACCCGTCCAGACGATCCTGCGAGTGCCGTAACTCCACCGTTGTCTGCGCGTTTCCCGAGAAACTGCGGAACTTTTCCGTTAAATTGTTGACAATCTTGTCGCAGTAAACGTTAATTGCGGGAAACTGCATCGTATCGCTGCGATCGGCGATCTCGGGCGCGATATTCTGTGCCCGTACTTGATTGCTGTTCAGTGGAACCATCGGCTGGCCGTTATCCTGTGTCGCCGCCGTGAGGAACGAATTCACGCCGTTCGCGCCTGTCAGGAGCTGGATTACCTGCCCCGTAATCAGGCTGCCTGTTGTGTTAGTCATCTAACCTCTCAGAATGATCCGAGGCATCGGCATGAGACAGTTGGGCTCTTGCCCCCTGCCTGGCCCAATGCCTCCGCTGACGATCGTGTTCGGCTGCAGCCAACCCTGCTCCACCCCGATAGGCGATCCATTCTGCCGCCATAATCCCTCTGGATCGCTGCCCACATAAACGTTCCATCCGGTCGCGCCGGTCGGCGCCAGGCCCGGCTGCACCGAGATCGTGCTTGACGTCGTCGTGACCGTCGTTGGCACCGATGGCGCTCCCTCTTCCCCTTTTCCGTTGACCCAGGTCATTGACACATAGTAAGTGCTGTCCGCGAGGCTGCCCGCGGCGCTCGCAACCTGTGGCTGCTGCGCCCGCGGAACCGGTGACCAGGCGAGTCCAAGCCCCAGCGCCAGAAGCCGTTCGTAAGCCCAAGCCGCGCGCTGGTGGAATTGGTTCCGCTTTGCCGCGTAGCGATCGTTCAGTTGGCTTGAATAAGCGTCTTCATAAACCATCTCCAGCGCTCGGAACGTGTGCCACAGTTTCAGTGGCGGTGTCACCAGCACGTTCTCCAGCCTCGGTTGCGCCGTCAGCCAAAAGGTCTCCTCCGCCCGCTGTGAACCACTCAACAGTATCTTGATCTCTACCGCCAGATCTTCCTGGGCAAGCGCCAGTTTCTGTGTAGTATCGATCCCCTCAACCGATGCCACGTTCGTCAACTGTGTGTCTTGTGCCGTCAGGTCTTCTAACCCTGAGATTGGCCCGTCTGTAAACAGAGGCATATCGGGTGCCTAGTCCTTCAAACTCTTGGTCCCGGCTTTCAATTTCTGCATGTCGTCCGTGAGTCTTTTTAGCTCGTCCGATGGCACCATCGTGACTTCCAACCTCGCGGCCGTAGCCGCATCGTTAGCCGCTTTCGATGCTGCAGCCTGGGCCTGTCGAAACGCCGTCGCCTGTTGTTCGGGGGCGATCTCTGCCGATCCCTCGACTATCATTTTTGCCGCCAGGTGTCGCGAGACTTCGATTAGCACTCCTTTCTTGCCCCCATCGTCCGTTGGCAGGCTGATGATCACCGCGTAAGGCGTCGTAATGGTTCCTTCCGTTTCCCGAACCTTTTGGTAGTACGTCTTCACATCCATTCCAATCTCCTTTTGCCCCTTTGCTGAGTCACGACCGCAAGCAAGCGGTGCATCTTTCCCGGAACCGCGGAAGCTGCGGAGTCCGGCCCCGCAGCTCCCTAAAGCGCCTTACGTGTTCACCTGCACGCCCGATGTGTTCCGCAGGATCCCGCATCCGTACAGAATGTCGACTGTGAATTGCTGCGCCAGCGTGTCGGGTTGATAACTCATCACCACCCGCATCCCGAAGTTCCCCAGTTCGGCATACTCCGCGATTGCGCCCGTGCCGGGCAACGGTTGCGGTAGCCGCCGTATCACCAGCCCCATCGCGTCCCGTGTGAACGCCAGGTTGTGGGTCGTCACCGGACTGCTCCCCGTGTACTGCACGAACTGCGAGCGAAATACGAAGAAGTCCTTGATCTTTCCAACCGTGCCGTCGATCAGCGCCTTCAGCCCGGCGTCGCCCGCCGTCTGGAACTCGCTGAACCGCGGAATCTGCCGCCACGCCGAGTAAGTAGCCGCGTCCACTACCATGTATTTCTCGGCGGCCGGGGGAACTTTTGCCAGGAACAGTGCCGTTTCTGCCGCGTCGATCACGGTCTCCGTGATGGGAGTGCCCGGCGAGCCGACCGGCGCGTTGGCGCTGAATCCCGCGTAAAGATTCAGCAGATCGCTCTCCACCTTCTGCGCGATCGCCGCCACCGCGGGCTGCATGTAGATCTTGAGCAGGTCCGGTACCGCCAGCACCTTCGTCACGTCTGGAATCTGAAATGTCGCCTCGGCGTGCGTGTTCAGCACGATCTGCGCATTCCCCAGGTTCGGATTTTGCGTTTGTACCGTCCCGCCTTCGAGAATGTTGTTCGCCTGCATTACAGGCGGAATCGGCACGTTAATCGTATCGCCCGCATGCGCTAGCGCCGGCTCGTAATCGCGATTCACGAGGTTCCCCATAATGAGGTTGCCCACGAGCACCGGCAATGCGTCCGCCGCCACCAGTTTTACAATCGCATTGGCGACATTTGCTGAAGTAATTGCTGCCATCTTGTCTCCTTTGTTCTCTTCTTGCCGGGCTGGGTTGCCAGCTTACGGCTCCTCTTCAACTGCTACAGTCCTCGAAGGGTCTGCGATGCCACGCGCACGATTTCCTCTCGTACTCGCTGCATCTCTTCCGCGCTCATTCCTGGTCGGATCTGCTCCAAGCTCACGGCCTCGCGCCCGCCATTCGGAGCCTTGTGCGTGACCGCCATACCCGTCCCTCCGGAAATCCGCGCCGGCAGAAACTCCGGATTCTCGTTGACGAAGCTCGTCAGGTACTCCCGCACCGGAACCTCGCCGCTCTCGCCTCGTGCCACCAGCCGCCCGTCATCGGCGCGCTGAATGACGTCCTGCACCGCCTTAAATGCCAGGTCGATCTTTGCCACTCCCAGCCGTTGAAGTTCTGCCCGCACCGCCGCACTCCGCTCCGCCTCTTCCGCCGCCTTTCGGTTCCGCTGGTTCTCCGCGGCCAGTTCGTTCATCCGGCGCTCCAGTTGCTCCCGGCGCTTGCGCTCTTCTAGTAACTCCGCTTTATACGCCGGCTCGTTGCGGACTTTCTCGGTGTTTGTGAACTCCTGAACCGCCTGGCGCACAATCGCTTGTATGTCGATTCCTTCCATATCTCTCCTTGGGGAGCGCTTACTCCCCGATGCCGATCTCTTGCGTGACCCGACTCTTGATATCCTGCCGCGCATCGCTCAAATACTTCAGCGCCAGCCTCTTGAACACCTCCTTCTTCAGCGTCTTGGACTCGATCCCAAGTCCGAGCAGCTTCTGGGCATCGTCCAACTCCGTCCCGAGGTCGTTAATGTCGAACTCATCCATCCCCGTGACGTCGATCTGGATCCCGTCCTGGCGCGCTGCCGCGATTGCCCATAGCGTCTGTTTCATCGCGTTCTTAACCATGGCTCCATAAGCCCGCAGCACTTCCTCCGTTGTGGCGAAGTCCAGCTGTTTGCTCACCGCCGATTGCCGCACCCCTGTACCCGCCTCCCCGGCCTGAATCATCAGGTAGCAGACACGATAGATCTCGTCTCGCAGCCTCTGTAGGTTGTCCGCCGCAATCTGGTAAACTTTGCCCTCTGGCTCCGTCCACCCGAATCGGTCGTCTTTCCCGAGTTGGATGTAATAGGATTCCCCCACTACCTGCTTCCATTCCCGGTCCGAGTACACCACCGGCGACGCAAAGAGCCCCATCGTAAGCGCCCATGAAAGTGCGTTCGACTTATTGAAATGCTCCAGTTGGAGCGAGGCCGACTTATTCATCAGCCAGAGACCGTCCGAAACCTTCATCTCGAACACCGGAACACGTCCCAGCGGCGCCAACCCGTGCCGGCCCTCATCCACTAGTTCGATTGGGCTCGATTCCCCGGCCCTCCGGTAAATGCGGTAATCTTGGCGGTCGTAGTAAATCCATCGCGTCTCCTTCTCCCACTTGGCATCCGTCACGGTTGGCTGCTGCAGACAGCAGGTCCGCAGTACGATCCAGTCCAGCCCGCCCAGCCGGTCGTGATTCCAATTGATCACCTCGTCCGGACTGTAATCCGTCAGGTACGCGCGTGAGTGCCCGCGGGCATCTTCCTCGGCACGCGTTCGCGCTTCGCCGTCCACCTTCGGAAAATCCACCACCACGTAACTGCTGCCGCAAACCAGCGTTTCCACCAGCCTTTGCCGGAAGAACTCGTTCAGGTTCGTCCCTCTCAGATCGCAATCGTCTGAAAACGCGCCGTAGAACGTCTGTGCCGCCGGGTTGCTACCGCCGAGCAACAACCCCGGCTCGCATCGCATCAGCGTCGCCGCATACCAGTCGATAATCGAGCCGACATAGTTTTCGTAAAATACTCGCGCCAGTCGCTCCAGGTAGATATCGCCCGGCTCTTTGTGTCGCCTCACCAGGTAGAGAGACGCGTTCGACCGGAGTTGCTCGCCACCCGCGTATAGGTCCTTATACTGCCGCCAGATTCCCTTCCGCGCGACATATTCGGGGTGCTCCCGATTAATTGTGTCCATGTTAGAATCCATTTCCTAGTGCCGCGGCCGCAAGAGCGGCTTCCACTCGTCTCGAAGAATTGCCCGGCTGGGGCTTACTCCACTAAAACCAGTACGAAAAGTCTCACTCTGTCAGGCGCCCGGTGCTGCGGCCGCATGATCGTTCTCCTGGCATCTCGGAGCTCGGTCCTTGCAGGCCTTGCAGCGGATGGCCACTACGAAAGATTTTCACGCGGTCAGTTGCCTAGATTCCCGGAAGTCTCCGCATCTGCTCGCCGATCTGTGGCAAGGGCCGGCATTCTTGCCATGCTAGGTAGCCCAGCGCGTCCGACGCGTGAGTCCTCATCCGGTCCCGGTCCTTGTCAATCTGCCCTGTGTCGCCCTTATAACAGACCTGCTCAAAGTCCATGGTCAGTTCCCTGCACTTTGGGTCGATCACAAGTGATATCTCTCCGCTGGCGGACCGTAGCTTTGAGTTCACTAAGTTGATCCGCTCGCGCACGCTCGGGTTACACCGTGGAACTGATATCTTCAACTCAACTTGTGATGCGCTTGCGAATTCCTCCTCCAACATGTCGTAGTCCGATAGCCCCGACGTTTGCTGCGCAAACCCCGACGCGTCTCCGTAGATTCTGACCCCCGCGTGGTGCTTAGGAAACCGCTCCATAAATGCCTGGCACGCCTGTCGTGTGGTCGCGTGGCGGAGAATAATTTCGTCCAATACCTCGATCCGCCCATCGTGGATCTGTGCAACCACCGAGCTCATCGGATCGACGTTGAAATCCAGTGCCCATAGGAGCGGCAGCCGGGGGTCCAGCTTGACATCGGCGATGTTCGCCTTCCGTTCGAAAGCGTGGTAGACAAGGCTTCCGTTCTGGTTGAGATACTCGCCCAGGACCTCCTGCTGGTAAAAGTTCTCGTCGTAACTGTGCCGCAGCCGTGCATAAAAATCGGGGTCGCGGCTCAATAGGTACCGGTTTTCCCCGGCCGTTGCCAAAATCGCTTGGTAGTCTGGCGCCGGTCTGGCGATGAACTTCCGGTATACCCAGTCGTACCCCTTCGGCGTCCAAGCCGCGAATCCGCACTGTCGTTCCGCTTGCGGATCTCGTAGCCTGCCCTCCAGCCGCAGCCAGGCCTCTTCCTGCGTGTAAGTCAGCTCGTCTAAGCCGAACCAGGCTAGGTTTGTACCGCGCAGTCGCTCGAAATCGTCCACCGGCCGAAACAGAATCCGTGACCCGGTGTCCTTCATCACCAGGGTGTTCTCCGCCTTGTTGTGCTCGTACGGAATGTCGTTTGCGCCCAGAATCTCGAACAACGTAGCTTGGGTTGCGTCCCGAAGCATCGGGTATGTTGGTGCCCCCAACAACCCCGTACGGTGAGGGTTCAGGTAGGTCAGCCGGATCGCTTCCTGGCACAGCGCTTGACTCTTGCCGCTCCCGATGGGTCCCGAGTACCCTTTGTATCTTGCCTTGCAATCGTGAAAATTCTTCTGTGATTCGAGCGGATCGTAGACTATTTGCCGGATTCTGACGTCTCGTTCGGACCCACCCAT